GCCCGGCGGTCTGCTGCGGCGCGTGCGTGCGGAAGCGGCCGAGGACCCAGACGATGCGGCGCCGCTGTTCGTGGCGCGAGAGAAACTTGCGACCGAAGAAGCGCGCGACGGAGTCGTCGGCAAAGACCTTGTGGATCTCGAGCGTTACGTTCTCGATTCTGGAGGGCATCAGCCGAAGTCACCCCAGTTGTTCGTGAATCGCGGAATGCACGGCGCAGCGCCTCCAGGCGTCGCATTGGCCGCGGCGTCCTGTGCGGTTTCCGAACGCGCGCCCATGCTCGTTTCAGGCTGCAGGGCAGGAGGACGCAGCCGATCCTTTGCAAGCTTGTCCAGCCACGCTTGCGCCTCGTCGTAGGCGTCCTTCACGAGCTTGTCCTCAGTGCTGTCCGGGTCGATACCTCGAGCTGCAAGGCATCGCCACTTCGCGATCTGAGCACATCGCGTGACCAACGACGTCGGCCACGTTGTGAGCGGCATTGGCCGCGTCATCGCAATCGCGTCTTCCGCGTCCGTGGTGGCGGACAGGAGTTGCTTGGCGATGACGTGGCGCTCGAGGTCCGAGAGCGCCTCCGGAGGAATCTCCGAGAAGAGGTCGTCGAGATCCGCGTACAGCGTGTGAGCAGAGCCCGCCACACCGAAGGAGCCAGTCCCCTCCCACCGCACGCGGACGTACGGACCGCATCCGGCGAACACGCGCCGCTGGCGGAAGGGACCGGCGGCCTGGTCGAAGCTCCCAACCTCGACCCACCCTGAAGTGCCGTCGGGCGACGTCTCGACGAAGACGTCGAGCGTGGCATCGACGGCCGTGACGACGAGCTGGAGATCGACAGCCGAGCGCCGGTCGCCCATCGGCTGCGCAGCGCCGCTTCCGTCGGCGACTGCTGCGGCGATTGCGCGCAGCGTGATGGACGTGGCTTCGGCCATGGATCAGACGAGCTCGGCTTCGAGGCGGTCGACGCGGCGCAGTGCTTCCTCTGGCGTGAGCTCGAGCTCATCGCCTCGGAAGTGCGCCATGCCGTCGATGAGGGCGGTCCTGAGCAGACGCACGGTCAGCGTCGTCTTCGCCGGAGCGCTCGGCTGCGCCCCGGCCGCCTCACTGCCGGGCGCCTCGCCCGCGGGTGGCTCGGGCGGGGCAGGCGGGGTACCTCCCTCGCCCTGTGGGGGGACGCCAGCGTTGGCGCCGTCCTGCGTGCCCTGCTCGGGCGCAGGGGCTTGGTTGGGCGCCGGAGCGCTCGGCTGCGCCCCGGCCGTCTGCTGATCTCGCCTGCCCATGGATCAGATGCCCGTGATCATGAAGCCGGCGTCCGGCGCGACGATCTTGTGGTCCTCGGACACCGCGACGCGCCCGTAGATGCCGCCGCGCTTGCCGACCTTCGGGTCCGGCCATTGCGTGGTGAACGGGTCGCCGTTCATGCGGAAGGTCGTGCCGAAGTGCAGGCACCGCGTCGTGGGGCGCTGCGCTGCGGCAATGATGCCGAAGACCTGGCCCGTTGTCATGCGGGCGTAGGACGCTGCCTGCCCGACGTTCGCCGTGTCTTCGCGCGAGCGAGAGACCAGGATCTCGTCGAGGCCAAAGAACCTCGCCACCTGCGTGGTCGTGGCGAGACCTTCGCCCGTGTACTTGAACAGGTCGCGCACCGCTGCGTTGTTCGCGATGTTCGAGTTCCAAACCGGGAGCGTGCAGTAGCCGATCTTCTTGGTGGGGTTGGGCCCCGTCCAGAGAGCAGAAACGGCGCCTAGCACATCAGCGATGATCGATCCGCCGCTGTTCGCCAACGTCCAGTTGGTTGCAGCCACCGCGGTGTTGGTCCCGAAGGTGCCTGAGGCGAAGGTGATTGCGAGGATGCGCTTCTCGCGCTTGAACGCGATGCCCTCGTTCACGGCCTCGACGACGTCGACCATCTCGTTCAGCGGGGCGTCCTGGTTCTGAACCGTCTCGAGGTCGAGAAAGTTCATCAGGCCGTAGTCCTTGACCGAGTAGTTGTCGGTGCTTCGCGTCGCGTCGAGTTCGTTCGACTGCGCGCGTGCGCCGATTTCGTCGTCCGGGTACGCGAAGCGTTCCCGCTTCGGGTAGACGACGTACTTGTCGGAGCGCTTTCCGACGGACGCGACGGGCATGAGTCGCTCGCCGATGTACTCGTCGTTCGCGTACATGATCGAGATCGTCGACAGCAACGAATCGACGTGCACTGCGGACGGGGTTACCGCCTTTTGCACAGCCTTCTCGAGTTCGGAGAGATGATCGGCCCGATGCCTCGGGTCCGAGAGCCCCTTGATGAAGTCGAGGTTGGCCTTCTTTGCCTTCGCCTTCGACTTCTCGTCCATGCCGGCGAGCTGCTCGTGCACGGCTTTGATGAAGCGCTCGTAGCGCAGGCCCTTTTCGGTTCGCTGAATGGGAGCCGCGGCCAAAGCTCCGCCCTCCAGAAGTGCGTTTGCCATCTGATGTTTTCCTTGTCGTATGTGGGACGCGGCGACCGCACGCGCGCTGCGTGGACTCGGTCAGTCCGCTACGTTTTCAGTTCGTCTGCCACCCGAGAATCGGGATCAGGCCGACCATGTCGCCGGCGACACCGGTCTGCGTGAATTGACCGACGGTCGGCATTGCTGTGGTACCTGCGCCGGCGGGCACGGCGTTCGTCACGCCGTCCGCGACGACCTTGGCTTGCTTGCCGCGCGTTGCTCCGCCCGTACCGACTTTCACCGGGACGATGCAGGATCCAGAAAGCGGAACGATGGTCACCTTGTCACCGACGGCACCGGCGAGCGGCCCGAGCTGGAGAACGATGCCCGTTGCATCGACGCCGTCGGTCGACGGCTGACACTGGTGATCGGCCGTGCCGTCTTTGACGACCCCGCCGATGGCCACCGCCGAGACGACGACGGTGCGAATGAGGGTGATTCCCTCTCCGAGATTTTGATCAGGACGAACAGCCATGGGTTATTTCCTTGCTGTGGTGGTTTTGGGGGTAGAGCCGCGACTCACGCCGCGCGGTGCGCGGATTCGCTGGCGGACTTGACGATTTCGTCGCTGCCATAGCCGGCGTCGCCATTGGCTTCGCTAGCGTCGATCGGATGCGCGCCGTTGTCGTGCTTGACGGTGCTGCCGCCAGCGGTTGCGGGCGCGAGCATCTTCATGTCCGGTCGAAGCGATAGGCGCTTCAGGACGCGCTCGATGCCGAGGGCCTTGGCCGTCTCGATCTCCTCGGGTAGCTCAGCGGTGGTGATCTTCACGCCGACCAGTTCCTTGAGCTTCTGCTCGATGAGCGCGTCTTCGGCCGCCTTGGCGCGGTCGGACGCCGACTTGAGATCGACGATGAGCTTTGCCCCTTCCGTCTTCTCGGTGCGGAGCTCGCTCTCCAGCGTGGCAACGCGCTCTCGGATGGTCTTGGATTCGGACAGCGCGGCGTCGAAGGCCGCTTTCTCTTCGGGGGTCATGGCCATGGGGGCTTCCTTTCCGCTGATCGCGGCTTTTCCGGCCGCGATACGGCCGAGATGTTGACGTTCCCAAGCGATCGCTTTCGCAACCGCGTCGGGGTTGGATGGAATGGGGACGGCGCTGATCTCGAGCAGCTCGTTCGAAGAGAGCCGATAGATCGTCCCTCCGCCGGGAGTGAGCTCCTCGGTTACCTTGCCGGGATAGAACCCAACCGAGACGGCGCGGATATGTTCCTCGACGAATCCGAGGAACACGCGCTCGGACATCTCGTTGTATTCCTTCGAGCCAAACTTCAGGAGTGCGACGAGCTGCCCACCTTCCACCCTGGTGTTCTTCGAGTGCCCAATCGGCAGGAAGTCCTCGGGGTCGCACGCTCCGCCGAATGACCATCCGCTCGACTCGAAGTTGTTGTGGTGCCAGAGCACCACAGGGTTTTTCAGGTAGCGATCGAGGATCCAGTCCTGCTCGACGATGTCGCCGTGTGAGTCGATGGTCGTCGTCGAGGCGACTACTTCAACCGAGCGGGTTGCGACGTCGACACCTCGCGTAGTGACACCGAACGATCGGCGTACGATACCGTCCCACTGCCTCTCCGGCTGTGCTGCTTCTGTTCCCATCGCTTGCGTGCCTCAGCGTCCTTCACGCTGCCCTTCGTAGGCGCGGAAGGCGCTACTCCGCCTTTGGTTGAGCTCATGGAGAGAGCCCCTTCTGCAGACCGACGCGGCGCGGGTTAGGCGCCGGAGTCTGCGGCTTGCTTCTTCAGACTGATCGCGCGGTCGTAGACCGCTTGAAAGTCGTCGACCTGCATCGCGAACATCTGCCCGAGTTCAGGCGACATGAGGTCCTGCGTTTCGTACTCGAGGTAGAGCTTCGCCGCCGACTCGACGTCGTAACGGCTCGGCTCACCGAGGGAAAAGCGGTTCAGGCCCATCAGAAGTCCTTCGCGACTTTATCCCGAATTTTCTTGCGCTGCTCGTCGGTAACATCCAGGGACCCGAAGAATGCCTCGATTGCCTCGGATTCGCTGGTGAAATTCGCGAATCGGGAAAGGACGCCCTTAGCGTGGGCGTTCGCGATGAGCTTCATGGCCCCGGCGCGGTCGACGCCGGCGAGCTGCGCGATGGTCCCCGCAATTGAGTCGACCTCGCGGTGGTACGCGCCGAATTTGGTTGGGTGACCGTCAAAGTTTGAGAGCGGCGAGAGTCTCGCCGTAATCGTACGAGCGCAAACCTCGGTGCCTACCTCTTCGAGCGTCGCGGCGAGTCCGCGGTAGCTTTGCGGCGACGTCGCCGAGTGTCCGTGGAGTTCCTCGTGGAGGAGGATCCGGATACCATCGAACTTCTCGAACGTGCTCTCCGTGCCGATGGCGCCTCGCTTTACGAGTGCCGCGCCAGCCCTCGCCGCCTTGATCGTACCCTCTCGCGCGACGACTTCTCCGGAGTTCAGGCGATAGTACGCATCGGCTATGAAGAGTACCGGGTCACGCTTCCCGATGGTCAGTCGTTGCGAGAAGGGCCCGGGATTGCGGGGAAGCACAGCAGGGAAGACCTCCTTCACCTGCTCGCGAAGCATCGCACGAGCCTTCGCGCCGCCGTCCGTCAGCTCGAGCGCGCTGCGGAATTCGTCGGCCCTATTGCGAAGGACGGGCGTCTGGTCGAGGCGCTTGCTTGGCAGCGCCTCGAGTTCGGCCGCCTTTTTCTTGAACGCCTCGAACAGCTGCGGCGCGTACTTGGTCGGGTCCGGTTTCCACGCCGGGGTCACGTCGGCAGGGACGCCGAACCCCGCCTGAGCGTCCTTGTTCGGCGGAACCGGCGTGACTCCCTGTCGCTCCGCCTCCGACGGGCGCAAGTTGCGGATCGAGGAGCGGCAGCGGTGATGCAGGGGAGGGGTGTGAGTCGTCCACCACGGGTCGTCGTACCGGAGGATCGTCTCGTTGCATTCCTGGCAGATCTCGCTCTGCCGTTGGTCGGCAATGCCGTCGAACTTCCAGAACGGCCGAAACTTCACGATGCTCGGGTCGAGCATCTGTGCGCGGCGCCCTGCGTTGTAGGCGCCCATCGTTGCGTTGCGGAAGATGGTCTCGAGCCGAGGCGAATTCTTGCGGCCCCACGCCGCCGTTAGCGCTGCCTCGATCTCCTTTTTCCACTCCGCGAGCGTCGTGCCTTTCTTGATGGCCTCGAGCAGC